AATGACCGCAAAACAGGTTGCCAACAAACTGAATGAAATCATCCCGGACGAATGCGGCATTATCGTATACAAAAGCTGGGTACACTTTGATGTACGAAGCGGCAAAAAATACAGAAAGGGGGTATAAAATGGCGCTTATTTCTATTAAAGACGTCAAGCAGGCAATTCGCCTCATGATGCAGATTTTGGAAAAGCTGGACGAGATCTATCATGCACTGCACGATAGCATCAACGAAGAAAAAGAGGAGTAAACCATGATGAACAAAACATGGAACGTAAGAGACCAGACCAAAAAAGCGCTTGAAGAGTTGCTAACTCGAAAGTACAAAGAGATCGATAGCGAATACAAAATGCTGCGCAAAGTAACCAGCATCCAAGACGCAAAGAAACTGCTGGATGAAATATGGCAGATGAAAAGTTTTGCAAACACAATCGAAATGGAGCTAATCAGAAGGGAGTACAACGATGGCACAGCATCGTAAGAAGATGAACGGCGCAAAAGACCGCCGAATGTTTAACGTAACAGCACGAAAAACCAAAACGATTAACCTCAGCCAAAAGCCCATGCGAGGCGGAATCCGACTGTAAGAGAGGAGAAAAAACAATGGAACATCTGTATTACGGCATTTGGGACAACGTGGCAAAATGCTACGCATGGGTAGGCGAAAGCAAAAACGACGGGACTTTTGCACGAATGTGCAACACAATGGCAAAGGACAAAGGAACCTTCATCGGGCAGAGTCCGCAGGACTACACCGGCTTTAAACTGGCAACGTTTGAGGATGAGCTTGGAACGTTCACGAACGACAACGAAAAGGTGTGGGAGGGCAAGCCGAATGAATAAGCGATACGAGGAAGGGCGAGAGCCCTTCTTTTCAAATTCAGGCGAAAAACTGCGAAGACAGTACATCTGGACAAAGGACGAAAAAGGGAAAGAAGTGTTGCAGGAAACCGAGCCAATTGACATCCAGCAGGAAATCGAAAGCTATGCGGACGAATGTGACATCAAAAACATTGTTCGGAAAGCGAGTTTCGACCCGGAATTCCTGAAAAGCTTGTCACAAGGTGCTATGGAAGGCGTAGAAATAGACGTGACCGAATGGCCGCAAAACATCCACGAGTATCACCAGATGATCGCGACCGCACAAGTAAACGCAATGAAGCTCAAAGAGCTGGAAGAACAAAGCAAAGCACAGAAAGAAGAATCAGCAGAAAGGAGTGAAACGGCAGAATGAACAGAAACAACGAAAGACACTTTCTGAACGTACCGCAGATGCACACGAGCAGAACGAGATTCAACCGAGACCAGACAATCCTAACCACATTCGACAGCGGCAAGCTCATTCCGTTCTTTGTAGACGAAGTGCTGCCGGGCGACACGTTCCAGGTAGACACCAGCGCAATCATCCGCATGACTACACCGAAGTATCCGGTCATGGACGATGCATTCATTGACTTCTACTACTTCTACTGTCCAAACCGAATCCTATGGGACGACTTCAAGAGATTCATGGGAGAAGCAGACCAAACAGCATGGATGCCAACCAAAACCTACAGCGTGCCGAAAATCAAAATCGAAGCAGGTAAAGCGTCACCAAAAATTCCGGGGCCGAAAGAAAAAAGCATTCTCGACTACATGGGAGTGCCAACGAAAATCGAAAACGAATTCAAAATAAACGCGCTGCCAGTCCGTGCATATGTCATGATTTGGAATGAATATTTCAGAGACCAGAACGTAGAAAATGCAGCAGTACTAAAAACAGACAGCGAAGAAGTCACATACAGCGACAACGAACCAGAAAACGTAGAAAGAACACTTAGAGAAGCGGTGACGGGTGGTCGCTGTCTTCCCGTAAACCGTTTCCACGACTACTTCTCAAGTTGTTTACCTTATCCGCAGCGCGGACCGGAGGTAACAGTACCAATGACAGGTAATGCACCAGTATTCGGATACAGCACCATCCAAGACAGCGAAAAATTAACAGATAAAATAATTCTAAACCAACCGTGGCCAACAAACAGCACAACGGATTTTTATAACACGGAAAAAGGAGGAAAACTGACAGGAAAAGGCGCACTGAATGGAGGTAGCTACACTGCAGAAGCATTCCTAAAAGCAGACCTCAGCGCCGTAACCGCAACAACCATCAACGAACTGCGAAACGCAATTGCAGTGCAGCAGTACTACGAAACAATGGCACGAGGCGGAAGCCGATACCGTGAACAGGTACAGGCACTATGGAATGTAACCATCAGTGACAAAACGGCACAGATTCCGGAATATCTTGGCGGTGGCCGCTATCGCGTCGGAATGAACCAGATCGTACAGACAAGCGGACAGCAGAGCGAGAACGATACACCTATTGGCGAAACCGGTGCAATGTCAGTAACGCCAATCAACGAAAGTTCCTTCACGAAGAGCTTTGAAGAACACGGGTTTGTAATTGGTGTGTTGTGCGTGCGCCACAGCAGAACGTACCAGCAGGGACTTGAACGTTTCTGGAGCAGAACCGACAGGCTGGACTATTATGTACCTCAGTTTGCAAATCTGGGCGAACAGCCTGTAAAGAAAAAAGAAATCATGTTAACCGGCACGAAAACTGATGAAGAAACATTTGGCTACCAAGAGGCCTGGGCCGATTACAGAATGAAGCCGAACCGAGTGAGCGGCCTCATGAGAAGCAACGCAACAGGCACGTTGGATTTCTGGCACTATGCAGACAACTACTCAACTACGCCTACACTGTCTCAGGAATGGATGGCAGAAGGCAAAAAAGAAATTGAAAGAACACTCATCGTACAGAATGAAGATCAATTCTTCGGTGCAATTCGTGTAGCAAACAAGACCACACGTTGCATGCCCTTGTACAGTGTACCGGGCTTGTACAAACTGTAAGAAAGGAGGAAGGCCGGAGAAATCCGGCCTATTTTTAAATGAGCGTTTTATCAACAATCGGTGGAATAGCAGCAAAAGGCTTACAGTGGGCAGCGGCAAATCCACAATTAGTCACAGGAGCAATGACACTGGCGGGAAAAGGTCTACAAGGACTATACGGACAGCAAAGCCAAAGCCAAAGCCAAGGGTACAACCAAAGCCAAAGCCAAGGAGGAGGACAAAGCAGCAGCAGCAGCCAAGGTGGAACCAATGACCAATTAATCCAAGACTATCTTAAACAGTTCTACAACTGGCAGAGCGGGCAAAACGAATTCCAGAGCAAAACAAACCGACAAAACATGTTAATGCAAATGGGTTACAACACCCTAGGCGCAATCCAACAGGGAATCTATAACCAAATTGAACGCAATGCAGCCATGAACTACAACAGCGCAGAAGCTCTGAAAAACAGAGAGTTTCAAGAACGCATGTCAAGCACAGCATACCAAAGAGCAGTTGAGGATATGAAAAAAGCCGGAATAAATCCTATCCTAGCATACGCACAAGGTGGAGCGAGCACACCGGGAGGCTCAGGAGCAACCATCACAGGCGCAAGCATGGGACTACCGTCCGCAAGTGCACTAGGCGTGTCAACAATGTCAGGTAACGTACCAAACAGCTACTACAGCCGGTCAGAAAGTCAAAGCCAATGGTATCAGCTCGCCGAAGCCGTAGGTAGCCAAATGAGCACAAGCTACAGCAGCCCAAAACAACTGACAGAAGATTTGCTGAAAACCTACAGGCAAATGCAAAAGACAGAAAGCACAGTACCGACCACGCCAAAAATGGACGGCGGAAAAGCAGGCGGTGGAGCAGGCAGAAAGAAAAAAGGACAAGGAGGCGGAGGATACTAAGTGAGTTGCTACAAACCGTTAATACGGCTGTACAACCCTAACGACAAAAACATTAGCGGGAGGGTGTATTCACTCTCCCGCTATTCTCAGTTAGTGGGGAGACAGCTAAAATATGAAGATTTGATGTTTAGAAAAAATGTAATGTTAATACCATGCGGGCAGTGCATCGGATGCAGAATAAGACAAAGAGAGGACTGGACAACACGAATAGAATTAGAAGCACGAGACTATCCAAGAGAAGAAGTATGGTTTATCACAATGACTTACGACGATGACCACGTACCTGGCATGATAGTAAACACAGGCGAAATCATGAGAAAAGTACAATACATCTGGAAACCGGGAGAGAAGCGCCCAGAAAGCGTCCAAACATTACTATATACTGACGTTCAAAAATTCTTAAAACGTCTCAGAAAGGCTTACAGGGGCAAATTACGCTATTTTGTGGCAGGAGAGTATGGAGAACAAACAGCAAGACCACACTACCACATGATATTGTATGGATGGCAACCAACAGACCTAGAGCACCTATACAAAATACAACACAACGGATATTTCACAAGTAAATGGCTAGCAGACCTATGGGGCATGGGTCAAATACAAATAGCACAAGCAGTACCAGAAACCTATAGATATGTTGCAGGATACGTTACGAAAAAAATGTACGAGATAGACGGAAAGAAAGCAAATGAATACTACGAACTAGGCCAACAAAAACCGTTCGCATGCATGAGCCTAAAGCCGGGATTGGGAGACCACTATTACCAAGAACACAAAGAAGAAATATGGAGACAAGGCTACATCCAATGTACAAACGGAAAACTCGCACAGATTCCACGTTATTATGAAAAGATGATGGAAGCTGAAAACCCACAAAGGTTGTGGAGAATTAAGCGAAACAGACAGGCAACAGCC